TATGGGTGGGACCGATGGTTCTGGATCTAATGTTATAGATTATATAACTATTGCATCAACTAGTAATGCTACAGATTTTGGAGATTTAACTGTAGCTAGACAAGCTGGGGGAAGCGCTAGTGATGGTCACGGAGGTTTACAATAATGTCTAATTCAGGAAAAATTTGGGATACACGAGAAGCTTATAAACAGATTAGAAATAATACTTGGGAGCAAAAAGGAGACCTTGGTTTTCTTGCTGGAGGAGATACACCTTCTGGTCAAACAAATGTAATTAATAAAGTTCAAGTATCAACTAATGGTAATGCTGTAGACTACGGAGATTTAACTGTTGCTAGAGGAAATATTGGAGGAAATGCAGGAGGTAGTTTTACAAGAGGTATTTATTGTGGAGGAACTACTCCAAGTAATTCTAATGTAATAGATTATATAACATATACTACTACAGGTAATGCTGTTGATTTTGGAGATATGTCTTTTTCAGGTTATAACCTAGTAAGTGCTTCAGATAATACACGATTAGTTATTCCACAAGGAGATGGAAGATCAGATGCTTCATACTATTTAACTATAGCTACACAAGGAAATTCTGCTAGTTTTGCAACCTTGACTGACAGCACTATTGCAAAACAAACTTTAAGTAGTCCAACTAGACTTGTTTGTGCTGGTGGAACTACTTCACCTACCGCTCAAACTGTTACAATGCAATATCTTACAATACAGTCTATAGGGAATGCTATAGATTTTGGAGATTTAAATTTTGCATCTAGAAATGGTTGTGCTAATTCAAATGGCGTAAGAGGTTTAATGTCTGGAGGACTTGAATTTTTTGGAGGAGGAAATCCTAATAATGGTGATTTTAATAACATAGATTTTTTTACAATAGCTTCTACAGGTAACGCTACAGATTTTGGTGATTTAAATCCAGGAGCCTTTGGACAAGGAGGTGTTACAAACGGCACAAGAGCTTTATTTGCTGGAGGAGGAAGCTATCCAGATGCAAGCACTTACTATACTAGCATACAAACTGTTGATTTTAATACAACTGGAAACACTACAGATTTTGGAGACCTGTCTACAGCAACACAACAAAACGGTGGATCAGGAAATGGACACGGTGGGTTACTTGCAGGAGTACAAAGACAATCAGTAACCTATATGCCTGGATCAGGAAGAACTTTAGTTTTTGGTGGTAATAGAAGTGGTGGTGATTCTAAAAACATAGATATGTTTCAAATTCCTACTTTAGGTAATGCATCAGACTTCGGAGATTTAACAGTAATAAACGATAATAACGGTGCTTGTGCAAGCACAACAAGAAGTATTTGTGATCTTGGGTCTGCTCCAAGTGATACATATAACACTCACATAGAGAGTATACAATTTCAAAGTCAAGGTAATTCAGCAGATTTTGGTGACGCTACTGTAGCCACAAACAGAAGATCAGGATTTTCTAGCACAACAAGAGGAGTATTTGCTGGAGGTGCAACGCCAAGTGGTAATTCAAATGTTATGGATTATGTGACTATAGCTACAGCAGGTAATGCTACCGACTTTGGGGATTTAACAGTGGCGAGACAAGAGTCAAGAGCAGTATGTTCACCAACTCGAGGCGTAGTAGGTGGTGGTTATACAGGTTCTTATACTAATGTTATGGATTATGTTACTATTGCATCAACAGGTGATGCACAAGACTTTGGTGATTTAACTGCTGCAGATCAACCAGGTGCAGGATTATCAAACAGTATAAGAGGTCTTTTTGCTGGAGGAGATAATGGTGGTGGAACAATAGATGATGAAATACAATATATTACAATCGCATCTACAAGTAACACAACTGATTTTGGTGATCTCACACAGGCTAGAAACAAAATGGCTAGTGGTTCAACTAAAACTAGAGGTTGCTGTGCTGGAGGACAAAGTCCAACTTTAAGAAATACTATTGATTATGTTACTATAGATTCAACAGGTAATGCTATAGATTTTGGTGACTTAACAGATACTAACTCAAGAACATCTGGAACATCTGATGCACATGGTGGTTTACAAGCATAATAAAATAGTGTAGTATCCTACAAAATGAAAGAAGAATTGTTACAGTTATTTCCAACACCTTTGTTGATCGTACCATACGAACAACCTATTGATAAAGAGCTAGCATATTTAAAAACTATTAGTTATCGTGAACAACAATCTAATGGTAACTTTAGGTCTGATGATTCTTACTTATTACGTAATGAAGAGTTTAAAAATATAAAAAATTTTTTATCAGAGTCTGTTGATAAGTTTACTAAGAACGTTTTAAATTCAAAACAAAGACTAGTAATTACACAGTGTTGGGCTAACAGAAATCCAAAAGGGTCTAAGCATCATGAACATGTACATCCAAACAGTATTATATCTGGTGTAATGTATTTTCAAATAAATGAAAAGTTACCACCTATATCTTTTTCTAAAGAAAGACAAGATGGAGTAAAGTTAGATCCTATAAAGTATACTCATATAAATTCAGAATCTTTTTTACTACCTTGTAAACCAGGTGAATTAATATTATTTCCATCTTCATTAAAACATAGCGTACCAATTAATCAAGGTGAAGAAGATAGAATAAGTGTATCATTTAATACATTTTGTATTGACGCTATTGGATCAGAACAGTCACTAACTCATTTAGATATAAGGAGGTTAATGAATGAGCACAATTAAAAGTTATATATACGTAAAGAACCACATACCTAAAGAGTTATGTGAAGAGTTAATAGATGAATGTAATAAAGGTATTTGGAAAAAACATACTTGGAATAATTATGCATCTGGTGAAACAGCATCTGAACCTACAAAAGAATTAGATGTAATGAGTTGCACTAAAAAACAACAAGCAAAAATAACACCATACTTAATTAAAGCATTAGGTGAGTATCAAGAAAAACACAGTTGGCCAGGAGACAAGACTCAAGGACCATGGCTCACTAAATTTAGTCCAATACGTTTTAATAGATACAATGTTGGTACTATGATGAGAGAACACTATGATCATATACACAGTATATTTGATGGTCAAATGAAAGGGGTACCTATAATATCTATTGTAGCAAACCTAAATGAAGACTATGAAGGCTCTGAATTTTATTGCAGAGGAGAGAAAATTGAGTTAAAAACAGGTGATATACTATTGTTTCCGTCTAATTTCAT